GAGTTTGAGAGCAAGGCCATTATTTACTTCAACCACCTCGGGGATGAAGAGGCATTCGAGAAGTACAAGGGCTGGAATCTAACGTTCATTGGTATCGAGGAACTGACGCAGGTGAAAACCTTGCGCCGATACCTGAAGTTGCTTGGCTCCCTCCGAAGCGTTGCCCGTGTCCGCAGCGGAAAAACCTTTCCGCCACTCCGCACCCAGATATTCTCCAGCACGAACCCAGACGGACCCGGCGCATGGGTCAAGGACCGCTTTGTGTACGTCAAGGGTAAAAACGGCGAGTTAATCCCGTGGAATACCCCGATGCGTGATCCGATTACAGGGATGAGCAGGATTTTCATTCCATTCCCCATCGAAGCGAATCCATACCTGAGCGAAGACACCGCAGCCGGTCAAAAGTATCGCGGGATGCTGATGGCGCAGGACGAGGTCACCCGTAAGCAGTGGATGGAGGGCGATTGGGAAGCTGGGGTTGGCAAATTTTTCACTGAGTATCGACCCAACGGCCCGGTTGGCGAGGAAAAGGGAAAGTACCCTTGGGCCAACCACATCATCCCGTCCGCTCCGTTACAGCCGTGGTGGTTTCGGTGGGGAGGCGGCGACTGGGGGTACAATCACCCTTCCGTATTCCACAAACTCTGCCGAAACGAGCGAGATAAGCGCGTTCACGTCTACGACGAACTGAGCCTGAGGCAGGTTGGGTCCTTTGAGGTTGGCGCGACCATCGCCAAGTGGTGGCAACCGGACCTGATCGCCCTGAAGGCGGCTGGGCGCGACCCTTGCGTGACGATCCACATGGGTGCCGACGTTTTCTCGAAAACTGACGTAGTGAAGACGAAGGCCGAGCAGATCGAGGCCGGAATCCGCGAAGTTCTCGGACCCTACGGGGCGATTCTCCTGAAGTACGATGAAAACGAACAAGAGGCAATGCGCCGTGATCCGAAGATGGCGAAACGGATGTTCGATGCCCGCCGAAAGTCGCTGAACGGGCAAATCTGCATTGCCCTCAAGCCGATCTACTTTGACCGCGTGGCGGCGTGGGGCTACGTTCGCGATATGCTTAGGTTCCGTCCAGCGGTAATGGACCTGCAAACGCCCGAACAGCGCGACAAATACCTTAGACAAGTCCTTTCCGATGAGGGCCTTGAGGCTTATGAGCGTCAAGCGGCTGACTTGCGGAGCATCAAGCCGGAAATCTTGCCGAAAGTCCAGATCTGGAAGATATGCAGGGAATTGGACAGGTGCCTGCGGGCGGCGATGCACAATACTAGCGGAGACGGCGATCCGTCCAAGCCATCCCGGCGCGAGGATGTGATGAAGTTCAACGCCGATCCGATTACCGGAGAGGGTGGGGACGATCCCCTGGAATCCTTCAGAAATGCTGCTGCCGCCTTCCAGGAGATCCAAACACTAATGCCATTATCCTACTTTGTGGATGAGCGTATGGGTGAAATTCAGGCCGCACATGTTGAGTCTTTTGGCGAGGAAATTACCGACCCGCTACGGCTGGCGATGATCTCAGCTACCCAGACCGCCTCATACGAAAAGAAGAACGAGCCGATGCGGGGAATCAACCTCGCTAGGTCTGGATCTTTCAGGCACCGTGGGGGAGGTCGCGTAAACTGATACACTCAGGTCATGCAACCACAATCACCAGATGATTTTGGCGCACCGACCCCTATGGGTAGTGGTATGCCTCCAGATTCACCCGACCAGCAAGAGCCGCCCGCCGACCCGCAAATTGAACTTCTCGTGAAGATCTTCAAGGCTGTTACGGATATCAAGAACGCCCTTGGACTCGGTGACGATCACGGTGGACCGCCCGACTCCGAAGGCCCCGGCGATGACATGAGTCAGGACGGATGACCTGGCTCCTAAAGCTGTTCGGTGAGTACCGGCGACTTCTGGACGAGGTCAGCCAGTTACGGAGGGAGTATTCTTCCCTGACGGCTCAGAGCCTCGCACTTCAGGACCGAATGGATGCGGTTCTCGAAGATAGAACGCGGATTTGGTCGATCCTTGAGCAGTCGATGGCTGGCGAACGCACAGCCTATCAGGCACACATCAACATGGCATGGCAGAAGCAGATGGCGGGTATTCCCTACCCGGAAGCCCCGCACATGGCAGAGGCATCCGTGCCGCAACCGCAAAGTGGAGATCCAGTCCTGCGGAGACGCCTTCCCAGCGAAATCGTAGCAGAGCGGACAAACAGTTTTTTCGAGAAGAGGTTCGGCACATAAATGGAAATCGTCGGTCCCGCTGATCCTGTTATCACCAACGAAGAGATCATCGCTAAGTACGATGGCGAGATTTCGGCAATTCTGAGGGCTTGCGCCGATCCGCAGTTCGACATGGAGCGGCAAATCCAGATCAACGCCGCTCGCCAGAACTGGATGATGGTGAAAGGGAACCACTTCACTGCCCCAGATATCGTTGATTCGCAATATGGCGAGGTAACCGACTTCGTCTCGATCTTCGGCGGGGATGACGGCAATACCCCTGGCGCTGACGTGAGGCTGTGCCCTCCGATTAACAAGATTGGCGGCGACTGCTGGAAGTTTGTCGCCGTGATGGGCCAAAATGCGCCCAAAGTCCGCGCTTTTGCGGATGATCCGGCAGATGTTGCCAGTATTGATGCGGGCCACGCCGCTGATGTCAATATCCGCGACCTGTGGCGGAAAAACAAGGTTGACCGGAAGTGGAAAGCCCTTCCGTTTCATCAGTTTGTGACTGGCCCTGTCTTCCTGCGCGGGGTCTGGAACACGGATTCCCGTAAATACGGGCAGACTTCTGAGCCGAACATCCAAATCCAGACAGGGCCTGACGGACTCCCGCATCCGGTAGAGGCCGGTGAGACTCTGATTTACGCAAATGGCGATGCGGAGATGAAAATCTACTCCGTCATCGAGGTAAGCACTCCATTCGAGGCTGAAGAACTTGGCGATTGGCTTCACTGCGAAGTCATGATGTCGAAATGGGCGCTACTTTCAAAGTACGCGGGACAGGGCGGCAAGCCGGGGCCTCTCGATGAGTGGCGCGATGGTGATGCTGATGTCCCTGATAGCGACATGCCTACGTCCTCCGTGGTGGCATCTGAGGCGCGGGACGCTACGTCTACCCCATCCGGTATCGGACGCCCGAGGAAACCTGGCTTCTGGCGCTTTAACGAGCATTGGGTGGACCCATACCTATTCGAGGCCGCGCCGAGCGGCAAGTTCCGAGAGGCACTAAAGCGCCAGTTCCCGAAAGGGCTGTATGTGGCCCGAGTAGGAAGCAAAACCGTCGATCTCGATAACGTCGGTATCACCGAAAACTGGGGCGTATGCAAGGTTGGCCGTGGTCATCGAATCAATGAGCGCCCGATCATGGCCGATGCGGTCCCGATCACGCGGGCACTTGATGACCTGATCGGAATGGCCCTTGAAACCGTCCTCCGGGCTATCACCAAGACCATCATGGATACGCAGTTGATGGACAGGGAGACAGCACGAAAGAACGACGCGACACCCTCCGAAATCATCTTCACAGCGCTCCCGGTTGATGGCGATATCAACAAGCGGATAGCTCAAATCCCCCCTGCCCGCCTCGGAGACCAGGTCCTGCCGCTCTATGACAGGCTTGTCGCCGCAATGGACAACAACACCGGGATCAAGCCGGAACTGACCGGGGGCGGTCAGGCAGCGCCAACATTTCGTCAAGAGAAGCAGCGGAAAGACCAGGCACTCATGCAACTTGCCCCGTCTGCTGACGAAGAACGCTATGCCGCCGAGCAGATTGCGGAGATCCTGGTTAAACTCCGGTCAAAGTACGGGACCGGGACCGTTAAAGCGCAGCGACCGGGTGCCTACGGAGTCGAAACCGACATTGCCGACATGGCAGACCTGAAGGAATCGGGCTGGCACGCTGAATCTGACGATAATTTCCCGATGTCCACATCGGACAGGCGCGATTCGCTGTTCTCGATGCTGAAGGAGTTCCCGCCGGAGGTACAGCAGGCGCTCTCTATCCTCGATTCGATCAATATCGAGGAAACCATTGAACTGCTCCAGATCCCCGGATACGAGAGCGTCATGGCAGAGCAGAAAGAGAAAACGCTTTCTGACATCCAGTCATTGCTGCTTGAGCAGCCGATCCCAGGCCAGCCGGGGCCAAATGGACAGCCGGGGCCAGATCAGCCGAGCCGACCTCCAGACGGATATGACAATCACCAAATCGTCGCGCACCTGATGGCGATCTGGCTTATCAGCAAGACTGGACGCAAGGCATCTGTATCGAATCCGAACGGATTCAAGAACGTTGTGGCACGTCAGGCCGCTGAGATGTTGGCAGCACAGCCTCCGCAGCCGCCCCCGCCGCCTCCGGTTAAGCCTTCTGTGGCACTTAGCCTCAAACTGGAAGATCAGCCTAATCTGATCGGCCCCGTAATGGAAGCATCCGGTATCCACATGCCGCCGCCTCCAGTAATCCCCGCTCCAAGCTCCCCGGACATGGCCGCGCCACAGCCTGCGGTGCCGGATACTCAGGTGAATCAAATCTCCCCGCTTCCTCCGTTAAAAGGACCGCAATGACACTACATATTGTGGCACCTATTGAAAGAGCACTATATGTAGTGGTAAGGTTTAACCAATGACACCATCATTCGTCAGTTCGGGTGCTGATCTTGTTTCAATGGCACCTCCAGACCTGTTTTCGGACGTAACCAGCGGTGGTTCCGACTTCGGAGATACGGATACTGGCGGCGATACCGCTTTTAGTGATGAGGGCGAAGTTGATAACACGCCTGACATGCCGGAAGCCGAAGAAGGCTCTGATCCGGTTGAGGTCGATGAGGGGGGTGATCCAGAAACACCAGTCGCCGCCGCTGCAGTTATGGAGCCGAGCGATCTTCCCGAGGGTGTTACCAAGGGGAAGGACCGCAACGGGAAACCGGGCTTGTTTGTCACCCCGGAGCGGTGGGATAACATTTACCCGCACCATCAACTCGTACAGCAGGTTTCCGAACTGATCGGGGAGCCAGCGACAGTTGAACAGTTGAAGTTGCGGCACGATGCTTATATCGGCCAGGAGAACCTATACACCGCGCTCACCAGCGCTGACCCGAACTCGCAAGCTGCCGTCCTGAACGATTTCTATAATGAGATGGCTCGTGAGGTATCGGAGGGCGGCGTTGCATCCGACCCGGCTGTGCCGTTTGCGGAATCCTTCTATAGCACCACGAAAGAACGCTCCCCCGCTGCCTTTGCCGCATTGCGGATGAGCGCAGCCCGCGACTTCGTAGGGGAAATCTTCAGGGAAGCCGCCGAATCCGGCGATACTGCGCTGTTCCAGTCAGGCCAGCACATCGCCCGCATGTTGGCAGGCATGGGCAAGGACGTCACCGACCCCGCCAAGGTCCGGTCTGTGGCGGATCGTATGAAGATCCCGTTTTACACCCATGCGGAAATGGGCGGGCTGAAACAGGGGACTGACCCCATAGCGCAACTCCGCGCTGAAAATCAGAGACTCCAGGAACAAATCTCGGGGCGAACGACAAATACCCAGGCTGCACAGTTTGGAGAATGGTCGAATCGCACCAATTCAGCAATAGCGTCATCCGTACTGTCCGATGCAGTAACTCCGGCACTGGCTACGGTGGCGGAATCGTGGAAGAGTTACCCTGCCGACTATCAGCGTCTCGTTATCGAACCCCTGCATAGGGAAGTCGAAGCAGCGCTGAAGACCGACCCGGTACTCGCCCAAAGAGTATCAACCCTGAAGACACTGGCAAGTCGAGCCGCAACTGCACAGAAGCGTGACGAGATCGGCCAGCAAATCGTTCAGTCATACGTTAACCGCGCAAAACAGATCGCAGATGTAAAGCGTAAGCCGATTCTGGAATTTGCAGCGACATGGAAGGCCGAAAGGTCAGCCCAAACCCATAAGCGGCTCACTGCCGCCCAAAACCAAAGCGCCCCGAAGGGAGCCGCTGGAGCCGTCCCGAGGTCTGTCCTTGGCAATGCTGATCCATCCGCGAAAGCAGGTGGCAGCTACGATGCCAAATCAGCCGCGCAGGAGGCCCGCCGCTTGATCTTCGGAGGGGCTTAGAGGGATTGAACGATGGCTACACCAACAATTTATCAGCAGTCCGAAATCGTCCGTAAAAAGATGTTCCCGAAGTGGTTCGCAGCGAACTTCAACGTGCTGACGGACTTCTTCGACAAGAGTGACGTGGAGCGCGTCGGTGAACGCGACTTCCGTATCCCGTTCCAGAAGACGAAGGGTGGCCAATCCGGTCACGTCGAACTTCAGGGCGGCGATTATGGGCGTGGCAACTCTCCGACCGGCGACGTGATGCTCCAGTCGTTCTTCACGACCCGACGCAATTACGAGCTGACGGAACTCGAAATCGCGGCGACCGAAACCAACGCTACCGCGATCAAAAGCCCGTTCCTCGATTGCATCGCCAACGGCCTTCAGTCGCACGAAAACTTCCTCGATCAGACGTACCACCAGAACGGCACCGCTCTGCTGGCAACGGCCACGGCGCACAGTTCTGCGTCCGGTGTCTCGGTATACACGTTTGAAACCGGGTTCGGCACCCAGTTGCTCGAAGTCGGCCAGAAGTACACCATTTACGAAACCACGCTGGCCACCATTCGCTCCACTGCTCTGTATGTGACGCAGATCAACACTCAGGCCCGCAC